CACGGTCCGTGGGTTCTGTAGTTGTTGCTGTTGGAGTATCTCTCCACCTGTTTGCGTCCCAATCCAACACCGAGACAGCCCGTATCTTTGCCAGGTCAGGGTAGTACCACCTGAACCATCGTCAACAGTGACAGGCCGATCAAGGACTACTTTGGAAGGGTATTTGCCACGGTTCATTGGACCGCCTGGTACCGCTTAATATTGCTAACTAACGCAAAAGGGTATCCCCCTAACTTGCCTTCCATTGCAACAGATCGGCCGGCTACAGACTCGCTTGTCTTACCCCTTCCTTCATAGTCGCCAAGGCCGAGCAAGAAGCAAACCATCTCCGCACTGGTAAGATCGGAATCGGTAGGGTACACAGTGAGACTATCCTCATCGGTATCGAAGGCAATGCCCCGTATTCTAAGGTAGTCAGACTCCGCTCGGCGGATGAATAAATCAATCTTTGCATCATTGGTTTTGTCCTGGGTCCAAGTGTACACGCCACCTACAATATTCGTGAGTTCGTAAGTGTTCCCATAGGTCGCCGAATCGCTGTCAAAGTCTAACCATATATCGCCAAGCTCACCTACAGTTGACGAGGTGGGCGCACCTTCCTCGACTCGGGTGTAGAGGTTGCCGATTAGTTTCACTTGGGCTTTTGTTGTGATTGGCATTATTTCGCCTTATCTATTTCCGCCGTGAGCTTATCAACGCTCCATCTCGACAGGGTAGACTTAGGACCGATGCCTAACTCTACCGCCTGGTCAATTAACGAGTCTTTCCCCTCGTCCTTGTGACTTGCCTTTTCTAAGGCTTCGACCCTGGCAAGAAGGGCCTGGAATTTCTCCAGGCTTACAGTTTGGTCAGGTTTGCGATAGTTTGGGAATTGGATCTGGTCCATTATACCCTAACTCCAATAAAGGTTACGAAGCCACGAGTATTCGCAACAGTACCACCTACGGAGATAATGTTGACGGTGTCACCTTTTGCAAGGGTCAATCGTGCATCGTTGGCAACGGTCGCTCCGGCTGCGAGTCTTGAAACTGCACCATCAACAGCACATGTGATACCAGTACACATGGCGTCAGTACCCTTTCGAGGCACCAAAGTACCCGAAGAGTTAGTAGCGTTTGCCTTGACAATGATGTCGAGTATTCGCATTGCAAAAGGTGCTACGAAAGCCTGCTGGGCGGCAGTATGGTTGGCGGTCACTGCATAATTGATTACGACCGGCGAGTATTGATCTAATTCGTTAAGCTGTTGGTTGGGAGTAAATCCCACCCTGTTTCGTCTTGGCATTGATTTCTCCTATAAGGGAGGGTTGCCCCTCCCATTAAAACTAAGCGGCGATTTTTGCCCGAAGCATTACCATTCTCGCGTTTTCTGCCTTGAAAACTCGGTCCCAGTTGTCGGCCAGTGCAAGGTTAGCATCGGAAGGAGAAATGTTGTCAGTGACAGTGTCCTCAGTCCAGCTAAACCCTACAGGATGGATTCCGTAGGTCCGTCGAGTGTAGAGGGTATCAATACCAAATCCAGTCGAAGCAGTTCGGTCAATCTCGGTGGGAAGGTATCCAACGGTCGACATTCCGTACTGAAGCGCACCAGCCTTGAAGATGTAGGAGTCATAGACACCGGTGTCTACAGGGAGGTTTCGGTCAACAATAACCTGCATGCCCATATAAAAGGCAGTAGGTCGAGGTTGGTCGCCGATAGCAACGAAGTCAATGGCGTTCTGCTTTCGCATAAGAGCATAGACAGCAGGGTGTACGGCAATCGCTACGAAGTCCCCGCCATTCAAATCGCCACGGCCAACGGTACCGTTTTCGCCTAACTTGGCTTGTGCGTCAATAACTGCGTCCGAGCTAAATACTGCGGCCGCACCAGACCCACCGGAAATATCGTTCACGAGGTCCGAAGAATCTGCGTCGATGTTATTGGCAATCACACCGACAGCCGACTTGATTGCAATCTGGTCGAATGCTTGGGACCAATAATCTACAACCATGTTCTGGAGCTGTAGAATAGGATCTTCGCCTGCGAAGATCGAAACAAGGTCATTGCTCCCCCATGCTTTTTGTCGCACTTGCTTGCGGAATACTTGCTTCTTTGCTGCCAGGTTATTTACCGTAGCGGCAACGGTTTCAGAAGGGACATCCCCGGAGGTTCCGGATACATCGCCCCAAAATGGGAGATTGAAAGTCTCTCCGCCACCCGACAATAGCCCAGCGATTGCGNAGAAAAAGCCGACTTTTATAGATCGACTGCTCGGCGGTATACCCGGTAAAAATTTCGGGGATTACCGAATTAGTTAGTCTGGTTTCTGCCATACTTAACTCCTGTACTTATCAAGTGCCGAGCAGGTCAACTACGTTGCCTAATGTGCTGGCCTCTTGTTTAATCTCTGCCATTCAAGAACCACGGCTTTTTGCTCCGGTCCCTGTTTCGCATATTCCATTACTTGGGTAGGACTCATCTTTGCAAAGTCCATCCCACTACTTCCACCACCAGCCGGAGGATTCGAATTCCCGAACCGGTCCCGCTTTTGGTTAAAATCTGCCTCACCCTTAAGGTTGGCAATCGTTTTCATAATCGCTTCAATAGCACCGTCAGACAATGGAGTGAGTAGTGCGGCCAATTCCGGGTTGACATCTTTGTACCTGTCCCGGAGTTCTTCTTTCCTGGCGACGGTAGCCTGCTCACCCTCCATCTTAGCCTTCCACTCTTTCAGCTCTCGAATCTCTCGATCTTTCGGCGTCTCTTCTGGGTTCAACTCTTTACGAATCTTTTCCCGTTCTGCTTCAAGTAACTTCGGGAACTCTAATTCCCTTAAGTTTTGCTCTCGCTTTCGTAGGGGGCCGTCAACAAGTCTATCGAAAAGACTGGTATTCCGCTTAATTTCCTCTACATCTGCCTTGATATACGCCGAAGCGACCGTCTTAAATTCTTCCCGCTTTTCTTCGGGTACGAACTGCAATAAATCATCCATTACCGTTTACTCCCTTCCGATTCTATGCCCGGAAAATAGTTTGTTGTTCCATGCCGTAGCCCGGAACATATATACAATAAACCCTATATATAACCTTGTCAAGTATCCTCTTGGATTTCCTCATAAAATACGCAACGACAGTTTATATTCTGCGCTGCAGAATCAGGCCCTTGTAAAAGCCCCGGGCCAGGCCCCACCGATGACCCGACTCTAAAGTTACCATTCTCATCCGCCTCTTGCTCGTCTGCTTCTGCGTGGTCCTCCCGTGTTCGATCATCCATAACCGATGCCCATATCTTACGCACAATAAACCCTCGCTCGATTAGTTTTTCGTTGGCTATGAGGTGGGCTTGCGTCTGAACTCGGTGAGTCTCGGTGCGCACAATTCGAAGGGCGTCTTGTGCCGTGCCATTGATAGCCGACCGAATACCTCGGGCCATCGTTGGATAGTCCACACCCTGGACAAGGCCCTGGGCAATGGTGGAGCGTATTTGGTTCCTGCCGTTTGATCGTAGTCGCTCGAAAGCGATTCGCTCCAATGGGTTTTCTATTGCCGATTGTACTGCGTCTTTCGGGATACGCCCGAAGGTAATCTCTCGGCCGAGTTGCTGGGTAGCAGCCCATTCTTGACGGGCGATTGATTCATCAAAAGTTAGTCTCATTCCCGCCTCAGTCTTTGCCCTGCCTGCCTGATTCGCCCTACCCATGATCTTTGATATTTCGGTTTCGAGTTTCGATAGTCGGCCATACTTTGATAGCTCGGCATAGGTCAACTGCCCGCCTTGGCTGTACTTTTCGAATAGCTCGATCAATTCGATCCTGATCTGTGAGTAGGCACTTCGATACACACCTGCTACCTCACGCTCGACCTTTCGGGCCAATCGGGTGAGGTACTTTTCGTTTGCAAGTTGTATCTGCTTAGGTGTCAATCTCTACCTCTTGCTCTTGTCGTCCTGTGTCGGTATCAGCGTCAGAGAAGATACTTCCACCTTGTGCAAGTAACTCGCTTAATTCTTCCTCTACATCCGCCACTACATCCGCAGGAAACAATTCCAGGATCGTCCGGTCTGAAAGGATTCCTTTGAGCCGTCCAGCAACATCGGCCAAGTTCAACAGGTCCATCGGGATATTGCGCCGGTGGTGAATGGTGACCATCTCTGGTGCTACTCCCCTAAGTACCTGCTGGGCTGTCTGAATCATAAAAATCCGCTCTTGCAAGGCCCTATCAAAATACCCGTCCATGTCTGCACATAGCCATTCCATCGGTAGGAGTTTGTAGGCCAACGCAATGCCCGACGCCCCGGAGAATGCTTGGTCGTATGGGTCAATGATCTGAGCGTTTTCTTTGATGAGCCTTTCGAGGCGATCGGCTTCTTCGGCCGCTTCCGTACCCCGTGCTGGCTTTGTCAGGTATGCAACCGCATCCTGGACCCGTGAGGTTGTCCCGTTACGCCCTAACCCGGTAAAAGCCCGAATCTCTGCAAGCCGATCAATGACCGTCCGACCATCTGAGTCGGTTGTGTCTGATAGTTCGTCCATGAGCAATAGGTAGGCTTGTGCGAATCGCTCCCGCTCGTTTGCGTATGCCGATGAGATAACCTTGTCGTGCTCGTCGATCATCTTG